TCTTTCCTTGTTCCCATGTTTAGCACTCCTTTCTTACTTACCACTTACCACTTACCACAATGTTGTCTGTTCGAATGTTGCGCCCGGTTCCCAGGCAGGAACCAGGTCGGTAACGATAACTTTTTGCGGCTCGAAGTTACTGCGCACCTTGCTGATGGCTTTCAGGACAAACGGCTTTTTGTCTTTATCTTCCAGTGCCTTTTCTATCCTGCTCAGTTCCGCGCAGACGGCTTCTTCTTTGGTGTCGTACTGTTTGCTCCAGATAGACGCGCCGGAGCCGTAGCCGTGTGTAGCGCACCACAAGTCCGAACCGCCAATCCATTTCCCGTTTGGAAGCTGGTAGTATTCAACGTAAGCGCGGTGCTGATAGCCTTTTTCGAATACTGTTACCTTTGTACCTTCGAAGTAATTGCCTTTGTCGAACCATCCGTATTCGTTGACTTCCATTTCCCCGGTAAAGCCGCAGGATAACCACTTTGCATAGTGTTCCGCGTTCTCGCGCTCCTGCCGTTCTTTAAAGGTTTCTTCTCTCATGTTGCGCTCCTTTCTGCTTACCAGTCTAACCATTCATCCCAAGTCCAGTTCTTTTTGCTTACCATCCATTTGCCGTGGAAGGCTTCTGCGTAGTGGTGAGTGAAGTTTGCGCCGCCCACGTTGCTCATGCTGACTGTCAGCAGTGCCGGTAACTCGGTCGGCTTCAGTGCTTCCAGCTTCCGCATTACGCGGTCGTAGGCTCTGTCTGCCGCTTCGAACGTTCTCGCGTACAGTGCGTATTCCTTGCCGTCTGCTTCAACGTGTACCAGGAAGTTTCTCTCTTTTGCCATCTTGCTCGCTCCTTTCTTATTTGCCGTACCGCTTTGCCATCGTTATTGCGGCTCTCCGTTCTGCCTGCTCGTCTATCAGCAGGTACGTTACCATTCCCAGCGCGAAGCCTGCGCTCATTGAGATGATGATTGCTATCGTCACTTTCCGTTTGCTCCTTTCGTGCTTTCACTCTATCTTGATTATCTCTTGCCTTTGTCAAGATTATAATAGCACACTATCTTGATATTGTCAAGTGTTTTTCAAGAAAAAATTAAAAAAATTTTTAGGTATCGCAAAGCCGCATGAATACTGGGTTTGCGCATAATCATAAAAATAAAAGCAAAAGAAAAAACCAAAAAATTAACAAAAATTTTTATCCCATTCATGAATGGAACAGACAAACTTGACAAGGCTATGTTATAATGTCCGCGACAGCAGAATAAAGAACGCACTCACAAACGCGACCGCACCAGTATTCATCGGGCGGTACGCACTCTCCGTGAGTGCTATTTTTTTGTTCCGCGTCATAATACATTTCCTTTCTTTCCCTTTTCCCCAAAACGTGGTGAATCGTGCGCGGATGCCCATTAACACTGGCTTCCGCGTATATTTCACCATGTACAAAAATGGATCTAAAACCGAAGCACCATAAAACATCATAAAAAGCCCTGTAATCGCGATTAAAATCGCGGATGAGTAATGTATCGTGTTATAACGTAAAACGACGCCTATCAAGGCGTAATAGCACGTATCGGCTATACTTGCTTCGGACTGTTTGCAGGTAATGGGGTAAGATGGGAGATACGAGTGCCTTATAAATTTAATACGCCGAACGTGCAGGAGTAGATAGTCGCTACGTCCATCCGAGAAATCAAGATGGTGTTACCGCGCCAGTAGGGGCAAGGGTTTGAATCGGAAATTTGAAAACGGAGAAACTGCAATTTTACTGCAATTTTACCGTCATTTTTTGATACATTTGCTAATTTACAGATAATTATAATGTTACACTTTAGAATGAAAACGTCTGAAAAGTGTAACATTTTCTTAACATAATGTAGATTATCGGACGTAAATCATATAAAAATCCAGTAAAATAGAGGTTTTTGGGGAATGGAAATAATTAAAAATGATGATGCGCTGTTGTACGGGATTGCCGATGCAGCAGAGCAGATGCCTGAACATGTTCCTGCCGGTAAGGAATATTGGCTTGACCGCTTTCCTGCGGAACGAGGATACCGCTTTTGGATGTGTAAATCGCCAATACGCATGTATCCTGGGTGCGAGTTACCAAAAACGCTGACGCAGAGCGAGAAAGGCACGATTTACGACTGTGCTATGCTCATGGAAACTGGCACAAACATGCTTTTTCACCGGGTAAACGGCTACAATAAACCGCTTTCCGTGAAGAAGCTGGCGGAAAGGCTGGGGAAAAAAGAACGGCAGACCTACAATTTCCTGAAAAGAATGTACGAGCTGCGAATATTCGCCTGCGAAGATGGGAGAATCTATGTGAATCCGATATATTTCTTTCGTGGGACATACCTTTCCAGTCATCTTTTCTTTCTTTTTGAGGAAGATTTGGCGTCGGTTTTGCCGGAACCAGTCGTTAAAAAGTACTACAACATGGCTTAAAATGGCTTTTTTTATTACCTTTTTGGCTTAAATATGCGTGGTTTGCGGTGTAAGCCGTGGGGGAAGCGTCGCGCAAGCGCGGTGTTACATAATACAATGCAATTTTTTTAAAAATTGCTACCTATAACCCAGTACCCCGAACGTAAGTGAGGGGTACGGTAGTCACTATATACCCCCTCTAACAATTACGCATACTTTTCAATAATTTGGGGGCGCGTAAATTGGCGAATTTCAACATGTTGATGTTAAAGATGATAAAGGCGATCCGTTTGAAGTACGGTCAGGTATTGTTATTAAAGACGGAGCAGAAGGTGAGTGAGGAAAGCGGGAGGGTGTACACGGAGTACAGTGTAAGTTTGAGCATGTTGACGGAGGAGTACAACCGGATGTTTCCGAAGGATCCGAAGAATCCGCACATACACAAGAGCAAGTATGCGAGTTTGTTATTAAAGCGGACGCCGAAGGTAGAGGAGATGTTTTTATATTTACTGAACGAGATATGGCGGAAGTTAGAAAGTGGGGAGATGGATGAGCAGGGGAAGAGGTTTGCAGAAGCCGTTAGAAGTGGACGCTATGTTAGAAAAGGCAAAAGAGGAAGCGGTGGTAAGGGAGTATTACAAAAGTCACAAGTACGCGAAGAGTTACCTGGCGGTATTTCCGGGGGTAAGCAATTCGGTAGCGACAAAACGTTGTCAGGAGATATTGGGGAAGCCTGAGAACGTGGCGTACATGCAGGAGTTAATAGAAAGGAACGCTAAAAAGGGCTACGCGAGTTTAGACAGGGTGAAGTCGTTTTTAACGGAAGTAATGGAAGGTAAGGTCAAAGATCAGTTTGGTTTGGAAGCGAGTTTAAGTGACAGGATAAAGGCAGCGGAGGACATTATTCGTTGCGAGGGTGGATTCAAGGACAAGTCCGAGGTAAGTTTGAATGTCAATGTAGCGGACATGTTGAAGGCTGCGCGTGAGAGGGCGACAAGCCGGCAGATACCGCAGAAGAGTTCGCCGGAAATAATAGATGTCACCCCGGTGGGGGAGCAATAAAAGAGGGGTAGGGTAAGAGGTGGTCAAATGGCGAAAAAATTATCGGATTTTTCCGCTAAAGATAAGGGCGACCTGGCAGCGTTCCTGGGGGAATATGCGCACGACCCGGTGGGGTTTGTATGGGCGGCGTTTCCGTGGGGAGAACCGGGAGAATTGGAGGACCAGTCGCCGCAGGAGTGGCAGTTGGAGTTACTGGAAGATGTAGGCAAGGGGTTAAAGACGATAGACCGGGTTATCCGGGAGGCGGTTGCGTCCGGAAACGGTATCGGGAAGTCTGCGTTAGTCAGTTGGTTGATTTTGTGGGCGATTTCGACGTACGAGGACACAAAAGGTGTTGTTACGGCAAATACGGATACGCAGTTGCGGACGAAAACGTGGGCGGAGTTAGCAAAATGGCACCGGTTGTTTATCGGGAATCCGTTATTTGATTACACGGCAACATCTTTATACAGTAGCGACAATAAGCACGAAAAAACGTGGAGGATAGATGCGATTCCGTGGAGCGAGCAGAACCCGGAAGCCTTTGCCGGGTTGCATAATCAGGGCAAGCGGATTTTGATAGTGTTTGACGAAGCATCGGCTATCGCAGATGTTATATGGGAAACAGTAGAGGGTGCTACGACAGATGCAAATACAGAGATTTTATGGTGTTGTTTCGGCAACCCGACGCGTCCTTCGGGGCGCTTTTTTGATTGCTTTAATAAATTCCGCAATTTTTGGCGTAAAAAGCAGATAGATTCGCGAAATGTTCGGATTTCCAACAAACAACAGCTAAACGAGTGGGTTGACGAGTGGGGAATTGAGAGTGATTTTGTAAAAGTCCATGTTTTAGGGCAATTTCCAGATGCTTCGGCGAACCAGTTGATTAGCAGGACGTTGGCAGAAGAGGGCATCAAGCGCGGAAAAGTCTTAAAACAGGAAGATTGTGACGGTTTGCCGGTTATTATCGGTGTGGATCCCGCGTGGACGGGCGACGACAAGCTGGTAGTGTATTTACGGCAGGGAAATTACAGTAAAGTGTTGTGGGAACTGGTAAATAACGACGACGACACGGTTGTAGCGGAAAAATTAGCATATTTTCAGGACGAATACAACATGTCAAAGGGGTTTATCGACCAGGGATACGGCACCGGCATATTTTCCGTATTAAAAAGCATGGGCAGAGCCGATGTTTGGCAGCTAATATCGTTTGCCAGCAAGCCGGTAGACGAGTATTACGCCAACAAACGCGCCGAAATGTGGGCAGAGATGAAGAAATGGCTGCAAGAGGGCGGTGCGTTAGAGAACAAACAGGAAATTTTGACAGATTTGACCGGCCCGGAGGCGGCTATCAACCGCCGAGGGAAGTTGCAGTTAGAGAGTAAAGACGATATGAAGCGTCGGGGGCTTGCTTCACCGAACTACGGCGACGCGTTGGCGCTGACGTTTGCGCAGCCGGTAAGGTTAAATAAGCGTTCCAAACTGGAAAAGTTGCGAAAACAAGGCAAAATTCGCAAATTTGGTAGTTTGTAACGCTATTTTTATATAAACAAAATGGAAAAAACCACAAAAAAGAGGCAGAAAGGAGGTTTTGTTTCATGTTTTTACGCAGTTTTAGTCAGATTAGAACTGGAACGATTACGTTGTCGGAAACAGCGCAGCCGTTAGCATTGCCTGCTACGTTGGAAAGGGACAGGGACGGCGGTCGTATTGCACTGGAAATTGTCAATGTTGACGACGAAAACGCCTGTTATGTAGGTGGTGCGGACGTTACTTCGTCTACTGGCATCCCGATTAAGGCAGGAGAAAGCCGCATTTTCCCGGTACAGATCGGCAGCGGCGACAAGATTTACGGCGTGGGCGACGGCGACGTTGTCGTTGCAGAGTATTTTTGACATGGTGGTGGCATAGAAGATGAGTATTGCAGAAGGCAACGGCCTTGATTTTAGTGCAAAGCTGAACGACACACAAGCGAATATTGCTGACGGACAGAACATCGGTGCTACCCCGTTGGTGCAACCTAACCCGCAGAACATGAAACCGATTGACTTTTTGACTATGCAGGCCACGCCTGACGAACAAGAGGAAGAGGTTTCACTCGATACGCTCAAACAAAAAGAAATAGACAAGATTATGCGGGCGTTTGACCGGGGAAAAGAGGTTGCAACTAATTATTTTGACGGAACGATACGTCCGAAACTGTTGGAACGGCGCGATATGTACCTTGCTACAAAGGAACATTACCGTCACAAGTTTCCGCGGCTGTCAGAAACGTCGGAATTTTGTTCCAGGGACGTAAAAACTACGATAAAATGGATGCTTCCGTCTTTGGAAGAGCCGTTTTTGGGTACGGACGATCCGGTGGATATTCGGGCGGTAAACATTGACGACGATCCGAAAGCAAAAAAGGTGCAGCAGCTTTTAAAATACCAGTTGCAGCGCAAAAATGCGTACCCTACGTTCATTGAGAGTGCGTGGAAAGATGCGTTGCGGTATAACTGGTGCGTGGCTAAAGTGTGGTGGCGGCGCGAAGAAGAACGAAAACGCTATAAACAGATGGTTTCCGAGGAAAATACGGACTTTGTAGCCTTGCTTATGCAGGAAGAACAGGCCGGAAACGCGGAAATCATTGATATTAAGCCGTTAAAAGAAGCGCCGGACATCTTTGTTGTTACGTTCGACAAGATTACAGTGACCGCAAACTACCCGGTGGTGCAATATATGTCACCGGACGAGTTACGGTACACCCCCGACGGAAGAAGTGTGCAGGATGCAAAGTTTATCGCACACCGGAAAATCGTCAACGGCGACTACCTGAAGCAGAAAGAAGCCGAAGGTATCTATAAAAACGTCGATAAGGCGATGAAAGACTACGAAAACGACGGAGGGAACACACAACCGGACGAGTTGCAGGTAGAATCCAACAGCGAACTGGAAACCATCGGGGCAAAATTAAGCGACGACGACCTGGCATCCAAACAATTTGAACTCTATGAGTGTTATTTACACGTCGACTACAACAATGACGGACGTTTTGAGAACATTATTGTTCACGTTATCGGTGAAACGCCTATCCGTATTCAGAAAAACGATATGGAAATGGCTCCGTTCTTTCATTTTGCGGTAGAAGCAGATCCCATCAACGCGTTTAACGAAAATGAGGGCTTTTCCGATGATTTAGAGCAGCAGCAGGACTTAAAAACGGCTATTTTCCGTCAGGTTATCACCAATGTTGCCAAAAATAACAGTCCGCAGACGTTTGTCAACAACAATGTAGACATTGACGCATTGATTAACAACGATGAAATTG